GTTTTACCCGTGTAGGTATTAATACCAATGGCTTCCACATTATAATTATATACAGCAAAAGAAGTGTGTTCAAACTTATCTGTTGTTTCATTAAATGAAAATTCATTCTCTAGAACGTAATCTTGTCTAGTTTCACCAGCTGGTAATTCGTAAGCATCAACAAATGTTGTTGTACCAGTAAATCCTGTTATTAATGATTTAATGTTATTTTGAATACTAGTTTCTTCTGATGTTTCTAATAAACCCCAATAAAGAGAACTTGTCTTACCTGTTGTATTATACCAACCATCAGCTGTACTTGTAGTAAAAAATGTACTATAATCCCCATCAAATTTAGTTTTAGCCACACCCGTTAAAGTTGTTATTTGATCGATAATTTCAGTAGAAGTACCACTCACAAAAAACTTACCAGCACTAGTACCAGTTGTTGTCATTGTAAAAGTATAATCAGTTGATGTACCAGTTGTTGATCCAGTATAATCCAATGTGGTGTCATCAAGAGACCCCATAGTTCTAATTACATAACTCATACCAGCATCATAACCAGAAAGACCCAACACACGTGTTACGAATAATTGATTTGATTGACTTAAGTATGATTTTGCTATATATGGTAATTCATATTTAACAATTTGAGTATTTTTAAATTTTTCAGGACTAGTACCACCAAAAGACACTTTAAACTCATCATAATTTCTAATGAATATTGGTTGGAACGCAGGGCCTTTTTTTGTTTCGCCAACAAGACCCAAAGTTGTAACACCGATTGTTTCAGTTGTAAATGTTAAATCCTTTTCTGATGTGTAAACACCAGCTGATGCATAAATTTTGTTTGCCATATTTTAATTAATTTTTTTATTTTTTATTTACGTATTACCTAACAATAAATATCTATAACTTTTTCAAAAAACTATTTACTTTTTAAAATATTTCATTTAACGAGTAATTTCTGTTACAGTGAAAACTTTATTAATACTTGGTTGAACTTCAAAATCTTCTGGATCTAATATAAAACCTTGTAAATTAAAGGAATATAACTGAATATAAAATCTTTTACTATTCAAATCACTTAATTGACTTTCATCTGATGTATCTTCTAAAATCATTGGTATATAATGACCATTTACCACAGTATACGCCTGTCTACTCTGAAATTCTTTTAAAACTATTGAATTAAACTTATTTAAATCAGCTTGTCTATAGGCTAAAATCCTAACATCATAGTTTATATCAATTGGTATTGGTTGTGGTATTTTATATATATCCATACCTTTTCTATTACCATCCCAGGTCGGTACCTGAGCATATGTAAACATTTTACCTTGTGGTATATTATAAATTAAAGATGGGTTTGTCCCTGGTTTTGTGTTTGGTTGTCTTACAATATTTATTAAAGGTAATTTAACATTTTTATATTCATCCGAAAATTTCCAAGTCTTACTAAATTCATTCCATTTTTGAATACCCATCATAAAAACAGGTACTTTAGCGCCATTAAGTGATAATGATAAGTTATTTGTAATAAATTCTTTAAAACCAGCATCTAAATCAACATGTACAATACCTTTAGGTAAATAAGTGTCCTTATCAATTATCATGTCTTTCATATTTTCGGCAGCGCCACTTTGCATTGAATAAGGATATTCAATATTTTCTCTCTCTCTAGCTAAGTTAATTTTCTTTTTATAAGTTCCAGGTAAAGCCATAATTATATTCCATTAAATTGATCAGGATCAACTGTAACACATTTTATTGTTGTAAAAAAACTTTTATAACCATATTGTGTGTGTGCGTTATCCGCGTTTATTTTACCATCATCAAAAACTTCAAAATATTTTAAATTATCCTCTCTGTCGGAATACCCAACAATATCACCATAAGATATTTCAACATTTTTATCCTCAAGTTGTTTATTTAAAATATTAAAAGTTAGATTACCGTATTCTTGATATCTCAAAGTACCAACATCACCATAAGTTTTGTTTTCAGCTTCACTTATACTTAATAAGACTTTTAACTCAACTGGTGGTAAAAATCTAGTATCTTTTGCATTACTTTCGCCATATATATCACTACTATTACTGTGCTTTCTATCAATCCTATATAAAACTACTGTAAAATTAGCATCACCTTCAATTAACTCACTAGCCATATCAATTTCTAAATCAAAATCTGTATCGTCATAGAATCTATTTAAGCGCGTATTTGGTATCCTGTTTTTACGTTCCATAGTTATTTTATATATAAATAGTTATATTAAATACTATATTGACTTTTTACGAAAAATTTACTATTATTGTAATAAGATATGATAGATTATATAATAGAATATTGTGAAATTAGCGAACCCGAAAAAACATTTATTGGTGAAAAATACAATGAATGTTTAATTGGTATTTCACATATAGCAAACGAAGATTTCAGTCCTGCTTACAATTTAAATAAAGTTATTGAAATAATTATGAACGATAACAAATTTAATGAATCGGATAGCATTGAATATTTTAATAAAAATATTTTAGATAAATTTAGTTCGGTTTCTTTTTTATATTTTATTAATGGTGATCGCGATAATTTATCTAACTATAATATCGATATGTTATTTTTAGATGGTTATTCAGATGATTGTTTACTTGGTGTAAGATTTAAACAAAATTCTGAAATTGTTGCAGCTTATGATGATTCGGCATGCATCCAAAATCTAATATCAGATGGTATGACTGAAGAGGATGCCTATGAATATTTTGAATACAATACTCGTGGCGCATATTATAATAAAAATACACCAGCTATAATAACGTTACTTTAGTGTGATACCAATAGAAAGACAAGCTTTAGATATTCTAAAAGAATATAATGGTATAAATGATTATATTTTAGATCTTAAAAAAGATTACCTAAAAGGTAAATTAACTATAACTAGAAATCAATCAATCTATGTAATTAGACATCATCAAGTAAAACCAAAAATTGTTAAAAAGGTTGTGGAAATATATAGACCTTGTCAAGTGTTTATTCAAGAACAATTAAAATTAGAATTTAGACCAGAAAAAATATATATTGATAAATTATTATCAAGAAAAGATGATATTTTACAAATATGGGGTTGCTTTGGTGATAATTGTGATAACCATCAAGTTATTTTTATACCTAAAGAATGTGTAAAAAAAACAAAGGAAGTACCCGTCTTGGATTTTAGTAAATACGAAAGAGAACCAAAACCACATCAAATCACGGCTATTACAGAATTGCTTAGACATGAGAAGTTTATACTAGCTGACGATATGGGTTTAGGTAAATTTTTAGACAATGAAACTTTGATTTACACACCTTTAGGTACAAAAAAAATGGGTGAAATTATTATTGGTGACGAAGTGATTGGTTCTAACGGTAAATCTTGTAAAGTTATTGGGGTTTTCCCTCAAGGAAAAAAAGAAACATATAAAATAACATTTAATGATGGTTATTCAATATTAGCTGGAGATGAACATTTATGGTCAGTATCATCACCTAATTATGGAAAAAATACAAAAAATGAAAGACGTAAAAAATCATTAATTTTATCAACAAAACAAATGTATGAGGGTGGTAAAATTAAAGTAAATGGTGAAGGATATAACAAACACAAGGATTATGAAATAGAAACCTATTACAAATCACCAAACGGAAATAACAAATGGCAAATACCTATTGTCGAACCAATACAGTTTGAAAATAATTACGAATTACCAATAGACCCTTATTTATTAGGATTGAGTTTAGGTGATGGTAGTTATACAAAAAATGGTATAAGATTTAGTCAACACAAAGATGATTATGATGAGCTTTTTAGAAATTTTAATCTAACCGAATATAAATCAGAAGAAAATAAACGTTCGGGTTATATAAAAATAGATAATCTATTAGTAGAACTAGAACTATACGATAAACGATCCCATAATAAATTCATACCAAACATTTATAAATACACTTCAATTGAAAATCGTCTTGCTATTTTACAGGGATTAATGGATACTGATGGACATTGTATGAAATCTAAAAATGGTAATTTTTGTGGTACTGAATTTTCAACTATTTCTGAAAAACTTTGTGATGATGTATGTGAAATTGTTCAAACATTAGGTGGTATTGCTAGGAAAAAATCAAGAAAAAGTTTTTATAAAAAAAATGGGGAAAAAATTGAATGTAATATTTCCTATAGAGTGAATATTAAACTACCATTAGGTATGAATCCATTTAGATTAAAAAGAAAAGCTGTTGGGTATATTGAACCTAAAAAATACCCAACAGGTAGGTATATTACTAATATTGAAAAATATAGCGAAAGTGAGTGTACTTGTATTTCCGTTGATGCACCAGATAAATTATATGTTGCTGAACATGCTATCGTAACACACAATACCACTTCAGCGATCATCGCAGCAATGGAAGGTAAGTTTAAAAAAATATTAGTTGTTTGTCCAGCATCTTTAAAGCTAAACTGGAAAAAAGAAATAATGAACTATGATATTGAAAGTAATATATCAATAGTTGATTCTGTTGACTTTAGGGTAAATAAATGGACTATAATCAATTATGATATCTTAAAAAACTTTCATGACCTACCAACTAGAAGTGTTAAATCTGATGATGAGATATCACCAATTGATTTTTATAAATTTGATTTAGTTATTGCTGACGAGGCGCATTACTTAAAAAATTCAACATCAAATAGAACTAAAATTTTTAATGATTTTGCTTCTAGAATACCAAATAGATGGTTATTAACAGGTACCCCTATTACAAACAAACCAATTGATTTTTATAACCTATTGAAAATTTGTGAATCACCGATTGCATCTAATTGGGTTCACTTTGTTAGGAGATATTGTGCTGGTAAACAAATAAATAGAAAAGGTAGTAAACAAAAATTTTGGTTAACATCTGGCGCTTCAAACTTAGATGAATTAAAAGATTATTCTAGTGAGGTTATGTTAAGAAGAACCAAAAAAGATTCTATTGACCTACCCCAAAAAACAATAAAACCAATTTATTTACCAATAACATATTGCACAGGTTATAATGATTATATTAGAGAATATGAATTATGGATTGAGGAAATGGAAGCTGCTGGTGAGAAACCAACAATGAGTGACCACTTAACTAAATTAATTAAAGTTAGACAATTATTATCACATGATAAAATTGACCATACGATTAAATTGGCTGAGGATTTAATTGAAAATGATCATAAAGTTATTATTTTTAGTTGCTTTACACAAACAATTAATACAATCCATGAACACTTTGGTAAAACATCTGTGATTATTGATGGTTCCGTTTCAAAAGAGAAAAGAAATTTGGCTGTTGAAAAATTTCAAAACGATGAAAAAATTAAAGTTTTTTGTGGTAATATTGTTGCAGCGGGCGTTGGTTTAACATTAACCGAAGGTAGTATTGTTATATTTAATGATTTGGACTGGACACCAGCAAATCATGCACAGGCTGAAGACCGCGCACATAGAATGGGTCAGGTGAATGATGTGCATATTATTTATTCTCTTTTTGATGAGACATTGGATATTATGATGTTCGATACATTACGTAAAAAAATGAAAATAATCAATCAGGTTATGGGTGACGAAATGTTAGAAGATGATTTATCTATGGGTAAAGAAGTGGTTGGTAGGTTAATGAAACATTAAAAAAGAATATTTTACATCGCGTCTTTGTGCACCGATATCACCCTCACCCTTAGGTGCCACCATAACGTTATATTGTAGAGGCATACCCACTGGTTTAGATAGTAATTCATCATATGTTAATATAGTATCCATATTAACATTATATTTATCAGCTATTCTTTTCTTTAGTGTACTCACACTGTCTTTATCTTTATAAATCATTTTACCATCCCCACCAACTAAAAATTTTGGATTCTTATCCGATGTTTTGACAAACAAATCACCAAATAATTCTTTTGGGATTGTGACTTCTTTCTTTTTATTTTCTATATCAACTACTTTATTAGTTTCTTTTCTATTAGCATCTGTTGAGAAATTAATCATAATATCATCATCACCCATATTAACAATATCACCCATCTTAGTATAGGCAT